CCAGAGGATATAGAACAGATAGGAGAATGGATACATGTTGCAGAAAAGTCACACAAACAAACAAAATCCAATGGCAAAGGAGGTTAGACAATCTAAGTATAGACAACAAGTAGTACCTGATAAGAAGAAACCTAAACCCCAACGTAAAGACAAACATAAAGGAGCAAGACATGATGTCGCAAGAGATTAACCCAAGAACAGGTAAGCCATACTACTATCAAAAAGGTAACGATCCAGAAACTCAAAGAAAACGAAATAACAAAAGTAATCCCAAACACAATCCTAAACGTATGTGGGTTGATGGTAAGTACATACCAAACGATCACCCTTTACATAAACCTGGCAGGTATACATCATTCGGTGACGCTGCATTCACAGCCTTACAAAAGGATAAACAAGTAAAAGAGGGATACATTTATGTTATCACTAATCCAGCTTGGCCTGAGTGGGTCAAGATAGGTATGGCTATAGATGCAGAGGATAGGCTTAACGGATACCAAACAAGCTCACCTATGCGTGACTACCAGTTAGTACACGCCATACCTACACCTGACAGAGCCAGAGCAGAACGTGTGGCTCACAAGGCTGCTGCCCTGTGTGGTGAAAGACAGGGTGAGTGGTTCAAGATAGCAAACGAAGAAGCTGTGACAATATTGCAACACATAAGGGAAACTGAAGATGAACAAAAAAGAGAGTCAACTAACTAAAGATATTTATCGTATGATAAGAACTCTCAGCGCAAAGACGCTATCTGAAACTCAACGTAGAAGTATTGAGGAGGACATAGCGTACAAGCAAAAGAAACTACAGGATCATATGGGCGTAAAGACTTTCATACGCCCTATGAACAACATGGAACGTAAGGCAGCAGCAGAGAAACGAAAGGCTAACAGCTATGATTAATGTTGAGCTTATAGATAGCATGGGTAGTGATCTTACTGTAGTAAACGCTGCTCGTGTTAGCTTCAACAAAAAGAGTGGGTGGGATTACGATTACAAACTAAAAGTAGATGATGCCCTACTTATATCTTACTTGGCTAGGCACAAACACATGTCACCCTTCGGTCACTGCTTTGTTAGCTTCCACGTTAAGGCTCCCATCTTTGTAGCTAGGCAGCTAGTCAAGCATAAGTTCCTACGTTGGAACGAGATTAGCCGAAGGTATGTAGATGAAGAACCTGAGTTCTATGAGCCTAATGAGTGGCGTGGACGTGCCAAAGATAAAAAGCAAGGCAGTGAGGGTGTCGTAGACATTGGTGATTGGAAAGACGCAAATTGGGTAAGCTTAGAAACTTACAAAGAACTACTTAATTATGGCGTAGCTCCAGAGCAAGCACGTATGGTGTTGCCACAAAGCACCATGACAGAGTGGTATTGGTCAGGCAGTCTTGACGCATGGTCAGATATGTGTAAACTTCGTTTGAAAGAAGATACACAATATGAGACTAGACTAGTGGCTATGGGTATAGATAAACATATGGATACACTTTATCCTGATTCATGGGCAGCATTAAAAGCATATAACACATAAGGAGAATACAAGATGGAGCGTGGAGAGTTAGCCTTACTTAGGACACTCATGGATAAAGATTTCTATGACAGTAACAAAGGCATACATACACCAGACAAACTGTTTACTAAGGATGTACGCAAAGTAAAGAGAACCATAGACTACGCCATGAGCCAGTTCGATAAGGATCTAAACTTCTCAGAGTTAGAGGGGTTGTTCTTTACACGAGAGACACTGACTACAGCAAACAAAGAGTCCTACAAAAGATTGTTTGAGAAGCTACGGCAAGAGAAACCTATGAACCAAGAGGTAGCTCAAGAAGTTATGTCTAACTTGTTTCAACAGGTGGTGGGTGAAGAGGTAGCTAACTTAGGTTTTGATTATGTTAATGGTGAAAAGAATACACTCGAACCACTACGTAACATAATCACTGACTATCAAGATAACTTCATGCCTAACTTAAAAGTAGAGTGGGGTGACATATCTATTGACAATCTGTTGGTAGCTAATGAGATACAATCTAAGTGGCAGTTTAATATACCGTCACTGCAGCGCAAGGTAGAGGGCATATCAGGTGGGCATTTAGTTTTGGTGGGTGCTAGACCTAACACAGGTAAGACATCCTTCCACGCCTCTCTGATTGCCTCTGAGCGTGGCTTTGCTAGACAAGGTGCTAAGTGTATTGTCTTGTGCAACGAAGAGGACTACACTCGTGTCGGTGCTAGGTATCTCAGTGCTGCGTCTAATATGCCTATGGAAGAGATCAAGGATAACTACGCTCTTGCATCCACACGGTATAAGCCAGTGTACGACAATATACGGATAGTGGATAGCACAGGCAAGGACATGGTGTGGGTTGAGGCTGTAGTCAAGAACCACAAACCTGACATCGTAGTGCTAGACATGGGTGACAAGTTTGCCAACAAGACAGGTGCAGACTCTCATGTGTATCTCAAGGATGCAGCCATACATGCTAGGAACATAGCCAAGCAGTACAACTGTGCAGTTATCTGGATGTCTCAGCTATCAGCAGAGGCAGAGGGTAAGATATATGTAGATCAGTCTATGCTTGAGGGCAGTAAGACAGGTAAAGCTGCTGAGTGTGACTTGATGGTTTTGATATCTAAGAACCCACAGGTAGAGGGTGAGTATGAGTCAGACACACAGCGACACTTGAACGTAGCAAAGAATAAACTAAAGGGTGGATGGCATGGGGTTGTCCACTGTCAGTTAGATGGAGAGAGAGCAAGGTACTCAGCATGAGAAGAGTAGTAGATGTAGAGAACTCAATAACTCTACGAGATGGTAAGATATTTAATGATCCTTACGAGCCAAGCAACACACTTACTGAGGTGGGTGTACTCTGTTTGGACACAGGAGAGAAAAGACTGTTGCCGTTTGACCACAAAGAAGCCACAGACAAACACAAAAAGAATGACTGTGTTTTACAAAGGATGCTAGACAATACAACGCTACTGATAGGACATAACCTACAGTATGATCTAGCCTGGCTTTGGGCTAACGGCTTCAAGTATGATGGTGACATATATGACACAATGCTTGCAGAATATTTACTTTTACGTGGACAAAAGCAACCACTAAGTTTAGAGCAGTGCGCTATCAGACGTGACCTACAGTATCAAAAAGACGATACACTCAAGGCGTACTACAAGAAAGGATACAACACAAATGAGATACCACTTGACGAACTCAGTCATTATCTTGAGTACGACTTGCTTACTACTGGGGAGTTGTATAAAGCTACCGAAGCAGACTTCAACACTCCAGCCTCTGCCTCATTACGAGCAGTCAAAAACATCACATTCAAAACCTGCAAAGTCCTTACAAGAATGTCAATGGCAGGAATCAGGGTGGATAGACATGCCCTCGAACACGTCCGTGATACATTCGAGCGAGAGCGAAAAGAAATACTTGATAGACTGCAAGCCACCACACGAGAGTTGATGGGTGGCACACCTATTAATCTCAACTCACCAGAGCAGATGTCATGGGTAATCTTTAGCCGTAAGCCCAACGATAAGAAAGAGTGGGTAGACATCTTTGACTATGTGGATGACAAAGGTTTTAAGGATGCAGTAAAAAAGAATAGTAAGATGTTATTTAAAACTAAGGCATCTACTTGCCCCAACTGTAATGGGCGTGGTTTAGTACACAAGAAAAGAAAGGATGGTACATATTATAAGTTACCAAACAAATGTAAAGACTGTGACAGTAGGGGCTTCCTACTCACAGCAACAAACGAAATGGCAGGGCTTGGGTTCTTTCCACCAAGTAAGAAGTGGGTCAGTGCCAATGGCTTCGGTGTAGGTAAAACAAACCTAGACGCACTGATAGCCACAGCTAAAAACAACAACATGGAGAAAGCAAATGAGTTCCTTCAAGACCTTAAAAGGCTTAGTGCTATTAGCAGTTATCTTAGTAGTTTTGTGGATGGTATTATCACCAACTGTAAAGGAAGTGACAAACTACACATCAACCTTACCCAACATATCACCAGTACAGGTAGATTCTCTGGACGAAACCCCAACATGCAAAACATGCCCAGAGGAGGAACCTTCCCAATAAAACGTGTGTTTATCTCAAGATGGGATGGTGGTAAAATCATTGAGTCCGACTTTGCCCAACTTGAGTTCAGAACGGCTGCGTTCCTAGCACAGGACAAGACAGCCATGCACGAGATAGATACAGGGTTTGATGTACACTCCTACACTGCAAAGGTTATCAGTGATGCAGGACAGCCTACAACTAGGCAGGAAGCAAAGGCACATACTTTCGCCCCTCTCTTCGGTGCTACTGGATATGGCAGATCTAAAGCAGAGGCTGCGTACTACAAACAGTTCGTTGAGAAGTACAAAGGCATAGCTAGTTGGCACAACAGGTTAGGCAACGAGGCTGTCAATGAGGGTAAGATAACCAACGTCAGTGGCAGACAGTACGCATTTCCTGATGTCATACGTAGAGAGAACGGCACTGTGTCGCACTTCACTATGATCAAGAACTATCCTGTGCAAGGCTTCGCTACAGGAGATGTCGTACCAGTTGTACTGATAGAACTTGACCGTTTGTTACAGCCCATGCACTCATGTTTAGTCAACAGTGTCCACGATAGTATGGTAATTGACACACACCCTGATGAAATAGATGATGTGCTAGGTATAATTAGTTTGATTAACACTAATCTAAATGATATGATTCAAAAAGAATACAATATAAAAGTTAACGTACCTTTGTTATTAGAATCAAAAATAGGAGACAACTGGCTTGACACAAAGGACGTTTAATGATATAACTCTAACTCTGAAACTTTTTACATATGAAAGGTAAAATTATGGAAAATGCAGTCGCACTTAAAGTAGACAACATGAACTTGTCTGATGCTATGGGATTCTCAAGTCCTACAACACAGTCACAGTCTAGTCTACGTAGGATTACAGGTACAGTTATACAAGAAGTTGTTGATGGTAAGGTAGCTTCTTCACCTGTGTTCAAGATTACATCTGAAGATGATGTAGTATACGCCAGAGAAGTAGAAGTCAGACTATTTGCAGAACGTCAGAAGTGGCAGCGTTGGGATAGTGAGAACAAGACTATGCAGAAGTCTGTCATGTCTAACTCACTTAACGTTGACTTAAAAGATACACTTGGTACGTTTAATCTTGGTAGACCATCAGGTTACATCAAGGACTTCCAAGCTCTACCGAAAGATCAACAGGACTTGATACGTAGTGTTAGCCGTGTCAAAGTTATGATGGGTAAAGCTAAACTAGTTGGCGCTTTCTACGAAGGTGGTGAACCTGCCACAGGTTATGATGATGAGTTTGACTTTGTGATGGACGTTAAAAACAGAGACAGTCTCAAGTACATTGATGCCGTAGTAGGTAAACTAATGAAGAAGAAAATCTCACCTGCAGAGCACACCATAGCTCTACTTGGTGAAACACGTAGCTTGCCTAACGGCAATCCATACATGGTAACTAACGCCTCACTCAGTGAGTTTGTTGGCTTGGCTGACGGTGATAATGAAACACTGCAGAACTTCTTGGACTACATTGATTCTAGTAACGAGTACGTTATTAGTAAGTGGGAAGAGAATAATGTGGAAACACTATCTCCATCTGACCAGGATATAGTTGCCAACATAGTCGATGTGGAGGACTTTGACCAGTGAACCACCCTGCTGAACTAGCACTGCATCAGTATCTTAGAAACGCTATTGATGGTAAGTCTGAGATGTCTCAGGATATCATTGATAAAATTAAAGAAGATATTGGTGAAGCTCTTGACAAGCAGTTTAATACTGCAGAGGGTAAACAAGAGTTTAAACTTAGGATGTCCAACATTGGGCGTCCGAAGTGTCAGCTATGGTTCGAGAAGAATGATCCCGATCATCAGGAGCCTCTGCCTACGTCATTTAAAGTCAACATGATATTTGGTGACATGGTAGAGGCTCTACTAAAAGGATTGCTAAGAGCATCTGGTGTGCAGTTTGGCGATAACGAAAAGGTATCACTGCCACTCAACGAAAAAGAAGAACTCTCTGGTGAGTATGACATGTTGCTAGATGATAAGATAGACGATGTTAAATCTGCTAGTGCTTGGTCATACGAAAACAAGTTTGTTGACTTCTACACGTTAGAGAGTGGTGATACTTTTGGTTACGTTCCACAGCTTGTAGGCTACGCCACAGCAGCTAACAAAAAAGTTGGTGGTTGGTGGGTTGTAAATAAAAACAACGGTAGCTTCAAGTATGTATCTGCAGCAGAAGTAGACAAGGACAGAGTGCTACAAAAAATAAAGGATGTACACACCTACCTTGAAAGCAATGCACCATTTGAGAGATGCTTTACAGAAGAGCCAGAGGTATACAGAGGTAAGGCTAGTGGTAACTATAAGCTACCCAAGTCCTGCACCTTTTGTAATCACAAAATAAAATGCTGGCCTAATCTAAAGAGTTTACCATCAAAGGTATACAGTGGTAAGAAAGAACCACCAACCGTACATTACACAAAACTAAGAGGTGAATATTAATGACTACAGTAACAATCAACGACAAAGACTATGCAACAGACGATATGTCTGACAGCCAAAAAGAGATAGTACAACTGTTGCAGCAGAACCTAGTATCTGTTAATATGCTAGAGCACTGGTTACAGTGTGTTAAGTTTGTAGGGGAGATGAAGACACGAGAACTAGAGAAATCTTTAAATGTAGAGACAGAGATGGTTCGTGCTCGTAACGAAAAAGGACACTTTATAGCAGATGACCCAGACACCCCAGAAAACGAAGCGTGGGTTGAGAAACCCAAAGAGAAGAAGGAGTAGCTCTAGAAGGTATCGCAGTGGATTAGAAAATGAAATCGCTGAGTACCTAAAAGATCACCAAGAAAAAGTCAGGTATGAACGTTTAAAAATAGAGTGGGAAGACTTACGCTATAGAACGTACACGCCTGATTTTATTTTAGACAATGGTATCATAATAGAGACAAAGGGTATCTTTGATACTGAAGACAGACGTAAGCATCTAGCCATACGAGAACAACATCCAGAGCTAGACATACGGTTTGTCTTCAGTAACAGCAAAGCAAAGTTATACAAAGGTGCGAAGTCTAGATACTGTGAATGGTGTGACAAACACGAGTTCAAATGGGAACATCGTATTATACCTGAAGCATGGCTAAAAGAAAAAGGCAAACCTATTAGAGTTAAACTTATACCTTTTAAGGGAGAGAAAAAAATAACATGATAAAATATGCAATAGGAAAAGACGAAGTAGCTCTAGTCTTGAAGCCTTGTTCTTTTGATGGCAAGGGTAGATGGACAGGAGAGTTAAACACTGGTCTAGTTGTAGGCGAACTTAATATGTTAACTCCAGAAGATACGTCATACTTAGTACATTTAGCTACGTTGATGGGCGCATTTTTAGAGCTTGCACAGTATGATCAAGACCTGTATAATTTAGTAGAAGAACACAGAAATGAACTAGTAGGTTACGAGAACGAAGAAGATGCACCACTGTACGAAAAGGTAGAGGGTACTGACGGTAAAGTTTTAAAGCTTACTAGATTTACAAAAACACAAGGAAGCGCATAATGGATACTATTGATACACTTACTATGAACGGACAGACATTGTTTAGCGATTTAGATGACGTTAGGTTTGATCCAGTTACTAAGCCATCTCACTACAATATAAATGGTGGTATGGAATGTATTGATATGATAAAAGAAACTTTAGGGATAGATGGGTTTGTTGCGTACTGTAGAGGTAACATACAAAGATACAATCACAGAGCACCACACAAACATTCTAATCCTGTAGAGGATATGAAAAAGCTACGACAGTATGCTGACTTTGCAATCAAAGCACTAGAGGAGAAACATAAGTGAGCGCTAGGAAAAAGTTTAGCGTTACATTTCTATTAGAAGTAGATGAGCCATGTAACGTTCTGTCAACCGTAGAAGACGCACATGTGGAGGATGTACACGATCTAATACACAATACGTTTCACGATATAGATGATGTAAACATAGAAAATTTAAACATAAGGGAGAGGCTATGATCAACGCTAGTGACATCGAAGCATTTGAATATTACAATGAACTAGATAATAACAACATACTGCCAACAGATTATCAGACATTTATATACAAGTCTAGATACTCCAAGTGGCTACCTGAAAAGGGCAGACGAGAGAACTGGAGTGAGACTGTATCACGCTACATGAATAATGTAGTGAAAGATATGGTGGATAAAAAAGTCTTTGATGAACTAGAACAGTCTATACTATCACTAGACATCATGCCAAGCATGAGAGCCATGATGACAGCAGGTCCAGCAGCAGACAGAGACAACACATGTATGTACAACTGTAGCTACGTAACTGTTGATGAGCCAAAAGCATTTGATGAAATCATGCAGATACTTCTTTGTGGAACAGGTGCAGGTTTTAGTGTTGAAAGACAGTACATAAACAAGCTGCCAGAAGTGCCAGATCTGTTTGAAAGCGAGACAACAATAGTTGTACAGGATAGCAAAGAGGGTTGGGCTAAGTCATTCAGACAGCTACTAGCTTTGTTGTGGGCAGGTGAGATACCCAAGTGGAACATGTCTAAGGTTAGACCTGCAGGTGCTAGACTAAAAACGTTTGGTGGTAGAGCATCAGGTCCAGCGCCACTAGTGGATCTATTTAACTTTACTGTGCAAACATTTAAGAACGCACAAGGACGTAAACTAAATGCGTTAGAGTGTCACGATATTATTTGTTTTGTAGGACAGATAGTAGTTTCTGGTGGCGTTAGACGCAGTGCTATGATATCATTATCAAA